GTGCTGTAATCCTGCGACCCATCAAAGTTCAAGCGATACTCAATGTCATAGCCGTGCGCGCGACACACCTCTACCAACGGATGGTTGGATGCCATCGAAATACGACGAATCATGTATTGCGCATAGCCGGGGTGACAGCCAGGCGTCACGCCCGGCAGCAACGACAAGGTGCCGCTCGGCTTACAGGTCGTGAGCTTCACACTCGTCGGGAACTCTCGCTCCTTCGAATACTGCGTATCAAACTCCCGCAGATGTTCATACGCCGGCTTCAACCACTTCTTCTGTTTGTCCGTTGCTTGGAGATAGCCCGTCACGCCAATACCCATGCGCATATTCTCGTTGACGATCTTTTCGGTTTCCTTGTTATGGCACCCGAGGGCGAGCGACTGCTTGTTGATGCGATAGAGTAACGTGAGCACATCCACGAACTCTTCATAATTTTCGATGTTGGGTAAGAAAATTTCAGCCAAGCAACACGTTTCAAAGTTACCGAGGGACTGTTCTGCGCAGGGGTTGTAGCCGACCACGGTGGGATCTGGATATTCTGTTTCTCCAAGACGACCGACCTGCTTGGAGAGGGTGAGGTTGATGAGACCATACGGCTCGCCTCGCCCTTCATACCCATCCCAGAAGAACTCGTGAAGCTGCGAGATGTCATCGCACGCCACGCTGTTGTTGCTCATGCTGCGCCAGGGCGGAATGTTCCCCAAGTCCCACCGCTTCGCCAACAGATACTCAATATCGTCAGGATCCCCGATGGCTAACTGGGCCGACCGACGCACATTGCCGGCGACCACGACACTGCCGATGATGTTCATGATGTCCAAGCAGTCAATCGGGCGGAGATTCTTCCCGGCGCGTTTTTCCAGAATGGACGAAATCTTCGCAATCCCGTCACAGAGAATTTCTGGCCCCGACGCCACACCACCGAAGCCTTTGATGGGAGCACCGCCGCCACGAATCAACTGGGTCGAATACCGAAATGAATCCGACTTGCGACGAGAGAAGGCGCTCTCTAACGTGCGTTCCAGCAACGACACCCAGCCTTCGCGAGTGTCGGGAATAATAAAATCCGCATCCGCATGATCATGACGCGTCGGCCCATGAAAATGTTTCTTGACCGGCGGAATCTGGTTCACATGTTCTTTTTGAATGCTAAACCCGACGCCGCTGCCGAGCATCAACATATCCATCGCCCACGTAAAGGGTCGCACGGCGTTATCAACGGCCACGAACGCACAATTTTGTAACGACGGAAGTCCCAATCGTTCAATCGTCGGTGTGCCCAACTGCCACAAGAATCGTCCAGCAACGGTGCCCTTCAGCTTGAGCATGTAATAGCGAAGTCGCTGTTGTTCGTCCTCGGTGAATCGGCAGTCGAGTTGACTATTAGACGCCGCGATCACACGGTTCACCGTATCCACCCATTCTTCGGTGGGACCATTCAGATTATCTTCTTCTAGACGTCGCGAGTAGGTACGTTTATAGGTAAGGTAGCCCACTGTAGACCACGGGGTATCGGTTGTGAAGGGCTGTGATGCAGGGAGCTTGGACATGATTATTCACCTGTAGTTGTGGCTTGAATCTCCGTGATCCACGCCGAAAATTCTTGATATTCACGATCACTCATACCCAGTAATTTGGCGGATTCCGCCGAGGGCAGTGGTGATTGCGCCACCATCTCACGAAGCAGTCGTTGCTCCATCGCGGATAGTGTTTTCGTATAAAGTATATAGTTTTGAAATGCGTCGGTTGAGAGCGGAAAAAACGGGGCCACCGCGTCAAACATTGCGGTCGCCATCACTCGAATTTCATACTGGGCGTGACTGTCCATCCGTAACTTACAGAAATGAAAGAAGTTATGGAGATCACACTTCCAATACATCTCTGTGTATGTTGAAAGCGGCAACACCACCCGAGAAATTTCTCTGGAAATATTATTCACCGTGAGCAGTCGGTCATATGACTGAAACGCATCGTTGTTCTGTCGTTCGATCTCGAACTGCGCCCGCCGCGTTCGAATCGACGGTTCCGTGGCCGCCCGACCTTGATTATTGATAGAGGACTGTGGGCCGAGCTGCACTTGCTCAGGCACATAGGTATCCTCGGGGAGTTCACTGTATCGCGCTGAGACTTCGTTGATGTTCGCGGTGCGATGCCGCACAAGTTGTCGCGCCACGAAGATGGGCACCTTCAGATAAAATAATACTTCACACATCTCAAACGGCGAGGTATGCTTGTGCCGCATGAGATAGCGAAGGAGAGCTTTATCGTTGCTGGTTTTCTTGGTGCCTTTGCCGTAGGAGACGCGAGCCGATTCGGCGATGCGCGCATCACTTCCGAACACATCGAGCAAAACCACTTGACCATGATCTAAAATTGGTATTACCACAGGTTCCATAATCTTCTCTAGTATATAGCAGCGACTACATCCGACGCCAGCGTAAAAATTCTAACTCGGCTCGCAACCCACGCACGGTATGTTGCTGCACCAATTCGGGAACAGTATATCCTGCTTTCGCCATGTCGTTCAAATCTTTTTCTTGCACAAACGACGGCCAAATAACGACGGACATGCCCGCTTTGATCGCCTTATACAGACTATTGGCCACGGTGACATTGCGAGGCTCATTGTCCCACACAAAGACAACGTGCTTTCCCATAAAATATTTTGTATAAAGTCGCATCAGGTCTGAATCCATTGAGGCGACGGTGTTGGGAAGAAACCACGAATCTAGTGGACCTTCGACCATATAGATGGTCTTATGCATCTCCACACGATCCCAGCCATAAATCTTATCCTCGCAATTATCATGTTTGAGGGTCACATATCGAGCGGCGGTGCCGGTGGCATCAATTCGTCGCGCTTGAGCACCAAGCAACTCGCGATGACGGTTGAACCACGGAAGAATGAGTCGTGGGGCGTGATCTTCAGGCAACGCATACGACCATTTCATCTCTTTGATCCACGTTGTCCATTCATCGGTGAAGTAGAGATGTGAGAGAGCGGATTCGGGAAGTTGACGGGAACGGCAATACTGGGCGGCGAGATGGTCTTCGGGTAATGACGCGATGGTGGGTAGCGTCATCTTGAGTGGTGCTTTTCCGAATCCAAACATAGGCACCTCGCTCGATGGCGCCGGCACCGTAGGCGTTACGGGTCGCTCTTGCCGAAGCACATCCAGTTGATACTCCCGAAACAACTCGGGTGCTTGTTGCCGCAAGAACGACCGAAGCGACATACTGACGTTACAGTTATGGCATTTATAAAAATACTGCCCTTTATGTAAAAAGAAATAGCCGCGTGTCTTGTTGACACGACGTTTGGAGTCGCCACAAAATGGGCAGCGAAAGCCATACGTCGTGCGTGACTGTCGATGGAAATACTCTAATTGCGTACCCACCAACCCAATATATTTTTCTTCAAGCCACTGAGACATGCGACCGACAGTATATCATACTGCCGTCGTGAGTATATAGGTTATTGAATCGGAAAAATTGTGTGCAATACGTTGTCCGCGGCACGAGACAGGAGGAACCCCACGACGAGGCCGCCGCCGATGAGCAACATGCGCCAGCGTTCAAGTCTCTGCACGCGGTCGTCGAGTCCGGCATGTTGTTTTTCCATCTTATCAGAAAGCTGATCGATGGCTTCAGACATTTCATTAATGGCTTCAGATAGTTCTTTGCCCACAAGGTCTGTGAGTTTTGAAGTCATTGCGCTGATGTCCTCTCGTGTTTGTGTAAGAATTGTTTCGGTCGAGGCGATTTGTTTCTGTAACACTTGAATTTCCGTATCGTGACGGGAGTTCAAGCTGGTTGTGTGTAATGCGAGTTCTTCGACGCGGCTAAGAATGCGGTCAAACTTGTCGCCCAAGCTGGCAAACCGCTCAGAGGTTTGTTCCTGCTGTGCCTGTAACATCGCAATGGACACTTCGAGCGAGTTATCCACACGACGAGTAATATTTCGGCTGGCGCGACGACGTTTTGTTGGCATACTTAGTGTGATGAAAGATGATATTTGCCTGGATGACGAAGATAGAGCATGGCGCCGGTCGTGCTGTTCATAAGAATGATTCCCTTCTTTCCGTGACGACTTCTTCCATATTCGCGAATCGCGTCACCCACCGAATCATTCCCGACGTACTCTTCATATCGTGCGTGTTTGCGTTTACCGAGACGGCACCGTGTAAAGGTAGCAGCGTCTACTTCAAACACTCGACATCCCGCAAACTGCTCGGGACGTATTTCTTCGTGGATCCGTTCCTCGTCGAGTTGGCCACTGCCAAGTTCCGCAAACTGCGCGGACGGTGTGACGAGTGAGTCCGTCTCCACCATGTATTTATCTTCAGACGCGGTGTCTGACGAGTTGTCTAGAATCTGCGCTAATAGCGTGTCGATAAATCTAGTCATGCCCTTCAACCAATCGAGTCAGCTTCTCCCACAACACCTTGTCGCGAGGTATATCTTTATTTAGGATGAGAATGCCGTCAACGGGAAGAATTTCTTCGGGCATGAGATTTACGTATTCGAGCACCGTTTTGAGGGCACTCCACGAGTCCGTGCTACTGCGAAAAAAGAGTAATCGCGCGACGGCGGATGCTTGAAACACATTGTAGACCCCAATAACGTGGTTGATGAGTAGTCGTGGGGCTACCTCACCCGTGCGCGTGTAGCGGTTCACTAAGCGTTTGATGTATTTGATGCGAAGGAGGTCTTGCTGAAATTCGTCCATCCCCGAGCAACTCGGGTTATCATACATCTTGATGGCGTATGCGAAATAGTTTTTCTTCGTCAAGTTCTGCATAAAAAAAGGGAGAGACGGTTATGTCTCTCCCTGTATTTAGTATGGATAAACAACGCGTTTACGACGCTGTATCCGTTGCAAGTAACCAGTAATCCGTGCCATTAACACGAATGCGCACCTTATGGGTGGCTGCCCCTGCTGCGGAGCTGGAGAACAAGGTGGTAGCATTCGCCGCACTGGTCACGTTCGCACTGACATTTGCAGCACCACCCAGACCGAGATCGAACAGATACTTGGTCTGTGCCGTGGTGTTGTTGGCACCGTCACCAAACCCCACGAATGCCTGAACGTTGGCCACCCGCACGCCCGTATTCGACACCTGAAACACCCCGACGTAGGTGTTCGCAATCAGCGACCCCGCGTTGCTCACATCCATAATAAACTTGGCGGTGGCGTGTTCTTTGGTAACGTTTGCTGTGGCACCCGACAACGCACTCGTCGCTCGCACCGCATACTGGTGGTAACTGTCGGTTGAGGTTGCCGTGGCGTTGGTGATAAACTCACCGGCAATTAACGTATTCGCCGAACCAGTATTCGCCGACACGTTTGCGGTCAGTATACTTTTCAGCGTCGTGGCGCCTTTAAAGGTGCTGGTGGTCACATACGAGATGCCGTTTCCAAAAAGATCCGCTGCGGCGATCTTTTTGGTAATTGGTGTGCCACTCGGATCATCAACGACCACGAACAAGTCGTCGGACGTTAACGTGGTCAACTGTGTGAGTTCGGTAATTTTTTTATCTGCCATATGTCATCCCATGTCTGTTGGTATTTATATAAACTACGAATTCGACGGTTCGGACTGATTTTCTTGAGATGCACGTTCAATCAACACATCACACGCTTGAATTGCTCCGCTGACCTGACTCAGTTGACCGTATATTTTCTCGATTTCCTTTTGTAGCGACTCTGCCTGGTGTTGAAGTTTCCCCCGCAGGTCGTCCCATTCACGCTTCTGTTCTTCTATTTGTGTAACCGTAATCATAATCGCTGTTTCTCCATATACGACGTTCATTATTTGGGTTGACGCGCTTGTGGACCCCGCTGCAACTTAATATGATGCGGTTGGGTGTCGTCGCCCTGTTCTTCCTTCGCTTTATTTATCGTGTCATATTTCAGTCGTCGGTCGGGATACATCACAACGACCGACTTATTCTTCGGTGTATCTTCCGGCACCCGCTCTTCGGGGTCTAAGCTGCCGCCAACCGTGGGGTCACTGGTGGGCACGTCGGTGGGTGTGTCTTCGCTCAACCACGACGAATCCGCAAGGAGCCGTTCGACCACACGGGCGACCTGCGGGTCGATGGTTTCCACGTTGAGGGCGGTATCTTCCTGTAGCGTACGAGTTTTCTTGGGCATAATCATTTCCTTCAGTTTACCGAGACGCGCTTGAATGAGGTTTACGAATCGACGAATCGTGGTGGCGTCTTGCGCCCCCGAGATGAGAATTTTCTTGAGGTTTTTGGTGTCGCCTTGTTGGGCGAGCCGGCGCGCCACCGTGCCGCTGACTTTGGACGCATTCATACGTCCCTGACGCGGAAGGGCTTCCACGCGCACCACGGCCCGTTGCTTGGGGTCTTCGGACTTTTGCCACGACCCGATCATCTTCTCGAAGCCTTCTTCGCGGTCTTCGCCCACGAGTATGGTAATGTCGCGGTAGCCTTGGTCGAACGCCCACGTCAGCGCCTCGGTGGGTGTGCGCACCGACGACGGTCCAATTCGTATCGACGGGACACTCTTCTTGATGACCGCAACCTTCTCTCGATAGGGAATGGGATTTTTTCGATCTTCGGTCTGAGACGCAAAGACCACTACTTTTCCTCCACGCTGCTGGGCGTGGCTCATCGCGATATGAAACAACGCCTCATGCCCAATCGTGGGTGGGTTGAATCGACCGAAGATGAGATAGAGTGGGGCCGCCATACCAATATTTAGTCGCTCGGCAACATCGTTATTAATTGACGTAACGAGTCCGTCGCACTGGTATGCTGAATACCAACGCCGCCCGCCGATTCCCATTCGCGAATGTTCTTGGCGAAATCATCAATAAGGATAGGACGTGGACGCCCCGCCTTGACCTGTGCGATAGCATAACTCGCCTTATTTTTTCGCCGAACGACCAGCACGTTTTTTGAGGGAATGCGCTGAAAATGGCGAGTCATCCATGTTATTTTATCGAGCGTGGCGGAGCGGCGCATCGCGGCGTCCGCATACCATTCGTCAGGAATCGCGGTGAGCATCGACAAGCGAATACGGTTGTGGTCACGGAGCTGTGCCAGTCCGTTCATTAATCCTCGCGCATCCGGCAAAACTGGAAGCTTCGCAAACAAGTGGGGCTCGTGTCGGGCCACGCGGCTCCACCCGTCTTGCTGTAACAGGAATTTATTGACGTTGTGGGGACGCACATTGAAGTACCGTTCCATGCCCGCATAAAAATTGGCCACCACCCCATCCATATCACAAAATACATGAGGAACTAATTGGGGGGACCGTGAGGTGGCAGGAGCTTCATCCAGACGAATTGCGTCAGAATTTGCTACGGCCGTGTATGCGCTAAATGTGACCATCTACGGTATTTAGGTTCCCTTTCTATTTGACGCCAAACCCCACTGGCGACGCGCCACGCAACGAACGTTCGACTACCCTAAGCGGATGTCCCGCTGCACTTTCGCGTGTCGCTGGACGTACGCAGGGGGGTCCGGCAACTCAAACGAGAGCGGTCGAATAATTTCGTCCCATGCCTTAATTTTACGAAAGAATCGTTGCACGGAGGGATGCGACTCGTCGCCCAAAAAGGTGCTGTAGTAGTATTGTATCGCGGGCAATCGTCCGCCTTTATTTCTAAACTCGCGTTTAATGTCACGAAGGTGTAACGGGGTCTGTGGATAGATGTAATACCACTCTTCGACACAATCGTGCGCATACGCCTCCACCTCATCCATGTCCCCCAAATAGCGTTGCTCCGCTTGCATACCCTTATCGACATTCGCCGATGCGTGGGGTCGAAAAATAAGAGCATTATCTTGCTTACGGCCGTTTTCGAACTGTGCGCGATGCACCAGTTCGTGTGTCAGGCACTTCAAAAACCGATACTGAAAATACTCCCACGACTCCACGGACAATGGAAGGCGATTGGTGTGGGGATGAATACAGACAATAATTTCGATGCGGGCGGTGCGGCCGGGATTGGGTTCAAAGCAGAACCCCCCGAGTGCCGGATAGTATTGCCCGTCCGTATCTTTCGGCGCACCAAACTTGGTGGTCACTTCCTTGACGACACGGACTTTCGTGCCCGCCAGGGCCGCTTTCATCGACGCAAGAAACGTTGCGACATTCACCGCGTGGGGCCTGCGCGCCACACTACTAATAATCGGCCGAAAGACACTTTCAACCCGAGGGCGCAGGTCATCCAGATTTCGAGTGAGTGATTGATTTAAGATACGAAGATTCATACGGTTCTCCTCTTATCATTAAACAACCCATACCCAACGGATTATAGGGTTCACGTCTATTTAGAACGTGATCTTAAATTTACCCTGTGACCCCGTTGTCGGCCGCAGATTTTTGCCGGGTGGTTTCGGCATAAAGGACGCGGCTCCCATATACGAAGTGTCCGAGTCGTCCCCATCTTCCCGCCGAGGCTTTCCCGTTTTACTGTGGGGTTTACCCTGTCGAGGATTGGCGACTGGCATCGGATCCGAGAGGTATTGCTGTTGTGGGTCATTGGACAAGCGCATCTTACTGCGGTCCACTTTGATGGTAAAGCGGCGATACTTTGACGTATCCGCATAGCGGTTCTTCAACTGCTTGACCATCAATAAACTATCCTGTTCCAGTTCTTCGCTGGTGACCAACGCAATCTGTAAGTCCGCTGTCTGCGGCAACCCAAACGACTCGCTGGTGTTCGTGAGCGACGGGTCACTATTGTCGAACCCCTCACGGTTGAACTGGGTGGCCGTCAAGCACGGCACATTGTATTCGACCGCCAGACCACGGAGTTCTTCGGCGATCGACTTGACATACATATACGAATTGGTCTGACCGCCCGCCTTGAAGCGAATGGACGAACAGATGTTGATGTAGTCCACGATGAGCAGATCCGGCACGAACTGCTTCTTCAACGCCAACTCATCCAACAGCACACGGAAGTGCCCGACATGCCCGCCGCTCGTCGGATATTCCTTGATGATGAGTTTGCCGAATGCGTGTCGCTGTTGAAGGTCTTCAAAGGCGCGTTCATACATCGACCGCGACATACTTTCAAGCGTATCCATTGTGACATCCAACAGGTTCGCGTCGATACGTTGGGCGATGCGTTCTTCGGCCATCTCCATCGTAATATACAACACCTTCTTGCCTTGCGCGATGGTAGACGCCGCGACATGGCACAGGAACAACGACTTACCGACGTTGGTGCCCGCGACGATGACATTGAGCGTCTTGGGGGTCACGCCTCCGCCGGTAATCTTGTTCATCAACTCCAAGTCAAACGGAATGCGCGTCTGCTCCTGATGATACAGGTCATACCGTGCGCCGATATCTTCGAAGTAGTCATGCCCGATATGTGTGCGAAACCCGACCGACAACGCATCCTTCAACAACCCCGGCACACTGGCCGCCGATTCAAAATCCTTGTCGATACGAGTGATGGATTCGGAGATGGCGAGATAGAGGGCGCGTTGCTTACAGAACTGCTCGGTCTGATCGATGAGCCACTGACGCCGACCCGAATCGATACGGGTGACGGCGGCCACTTCGGTGAGCAGCGTCGTGGCGTCGGTATAGGCATTCCCTGACAGGGACTCGCGTTCGAGGGCGAGTTTGATCGCATCGACGGTCGGGGTCACCTTATAGGCGGTGATAAACGCTTCGATGGTCGTATAGAGCACTTGCCCCTGCGACGACGTAAAATACTCCTTCTTTAAGAAGGGCAACACCCGTCGCGTATATTCTTCATCACGAATCAGGTGTGACAGAATCAGTGGTTCGATCATTCTTCCTCCGGAGCGTCGGTCGAAGTCGGAGCGACACTCACACCCGCGCCATAACTGAAGTTCGGGCGCACATACTTGTCGTTGAGTTCTTGCAAGAACGCATCGGTGAAGAACTTCTCGGGGGCTTCCTGAATCTTGCCTGCGAACACCGGCTTGCCGCCGGGGAACGTATACTTACCACCGCTGTGCTGCACCAGACCGGCTTCGACACTCATATCCAGCAAGCCGTAATACTTGTCCAGCCCACCCGCATACGAGATACGGACTTCGACTTCGCTATTCTCACGGGACAGGCGCGACTTGAACATCTTGGCCTTGACGATGCTGCCGATGACATTCTTTTCCTTGTCGCGATCCTTACTCTTGGAGAGCATCGCAATCGAGTCGCTGACATAGATGAGACCCGACCCACCCGACAACGCCTTCGTCGGCACATACGCCCCCACGACGGCATAGACGTGGTTCGTGCAAATCATCGGCACGTTCAACTTGGACAGACGCAGACGCAACACACGGAAGGTGCCGCGAATGAGACCCGCCTTGGTCATATCGCGGGTGTCCTTCTCCGCACGAATGTCCTCGACTTCCTTCGCACTCGACAGATTGCCGAGCGAGTCCAGCACCATCAACATCGGCTGACGCCCCTTCTGTGGGGTTTCGTCGTAGCGGTCAAGAATCTGCAACGCGGTCTGTCGAAACTGCTCAATCGTTTCGGGTTCTGACTTCACAATACGAGTGAGGTCAATGCCCCGTTCCGACAACATCTGGTTGGTCACGGCACTTTCGGTGTCGAAGTAAATCACCCCACCGTCAGGGTTATCTTCCAACCACTGTTTGATGACGCCCAAGACGAAGAAGGTTTTGCCTGTCGCAGGGTCACCGGCGAACACCGTAATCTTGTTGTTTGGCATACCCCCAAACAATGATCCGCTCAGGGCTGCGTTCAGCGTATAACTGCCGGTATTGATGTAGCCATCGAACTCCGACGAACTCAAGCCGTCGGAAGCAATCGTGGTCATCGCGGGAAGGTCTTTAATCAGTGAACGGAAAAATGACATTATGAGGCTCCTTGTAGGGTTAGTATATCACGAAAGGGGAAGCGTGACGGTCTCAATACGCTGTTGGGCCAGTGCGGCATACTCGGGGTTGAGTTCGATTTGAGTTGTTCACGGACATCACCGCGAAGAATGGTGTGCGTCATCGTGTATAGTATACCACTAAATCAATTTGTGGGTGGTGCGTTATTTATAATAATTCCCATCCGATATATTGCGGATTTTTTAAACTTTGAATTCGCACAGTTGGATTACTTTCAAACATGCCATTTGCATATCGAATGTAAATGTCCAGTTCGGCATTGTCATCACTATCTGCTCGACCAATTTCCGCGATGAATCGCTGTGCGGTGCCCTTTGGTTTCGCGTATCGAATTTTCTTCAGTTGAAGATCCGTAACCTCATGAAATGATGGCACGTAATATAAATTCTTCGCGCTGAGATAATAGTAGGGTCTATCACCAAAGCGTAAAATTCCCGCGAGTTTGCTAGCCTTGGCTAAATTTTTTTCCATTGTTAGTTCGAAGACTTTGGCAATTTTATTGTACAGGGGAGCCGCATACGACCGCTTCTCAATAAAGTTTGCCTGAAACCAATCACCAAACACACGTTGCCATTGTGCGTTCTTTCGCACCGCACTCATAATGTCGGCCTCACTCATGTTTAGAACGCCAGTTTTCAACTTAATCTGGAATTGCGTTGTTCTAGAGACGTAGGTAATTCCGTATTTACTGATTGGAATCAGCGGTTTATTCGGTTGCCGCTTTGCAGCAGTCAGAACATCTTTAAAAATCTGTTGCTTCATTAACAGATATTCTTTACCCGCATACATGTCAAATACGTCAACACCTTTGTCTGTTTGAATCCCGAGGGCCTTTGGGCTAAGATTGGCGAGAGTGATTCCACCTTCTGCTTTAACACTAATCCCGAGCGTACCTCCACTCGCAAATGCAATATCTGACACACCACCGGCAATGTTTTGGCCACCACTCCATCCAAATTTGCGAGGCAGACTTCCTTGCTTGGCAAGAATTTTTTCTTTAATGATTGGTGCACGATTTGCCCAAATCATAAAGATGTTAGGCATAAAGTTAGGTGCTACTAAACGGACGATGTCACGATAGCACGACGTAGGGTTGCTTAACTTTGATGCGGGAAGAGACTTTTCTGGTCGTTTTGGATTAAATTTTCCATTTCCTATCAAACCGTATAATACACCAAGTTCGCTATTATACCGAATCGCGTCAGATTTTCCTCCCTCATCGAGTTTCATTTCCGAGAGGTAAAATTGTTGAAAAGATATCATTAGTGTTCTCCAAAGAAGTAACTGACGCTGCACATCGCTGATTTGCTATCATGACGTATGCGGGGTCAATATCAATCCCCACAAAGTGACGCTGGAGTCGAACCGCGGCCACGCCCGTCGTACCACTTCCACAGAACGGGTCAAGAACATGTGCCCCGACAGAAGTATATATTCGCACCAGATATTCCATAAGTGACAATGGTTTTACCGTCGGATGATCATTATCTGCACCCTTCTCGGTGCGGGTCGCCCTCGGAGCATAGAAATATTTTTGATGTTCGGGGAGCACGTCACCAATAATATTCGATGGATACCGTCCGGCGGGATTTGCATCGACGGTACCAAACTCTTCTTGCGTACCCGTCGTCTTACCCTGTTTTCCAAACTGACGACGCTTGACACCGCCTGCGACCCAGCCTTTCGGTGGTGCCTTGTCCCACGGTACGCGGGTCGTTTCTGTATCGATCAACCCACAGCCCCACGTTGCCTGATTAGATTCGAGCGAGCCGCTATATGGCTTCTGCGCGACCACGATAGGTTCATGTGCGGGTTTCAGTCGGTTATACTTCGGCATCTTGGTTGTGGTCATCCACATAATTTGATCTTTGATGACGAAGCCCGCGTTTTCTACATTCGTGGCTAACCGATGATACAATTCGGGTGAACAGAATGCGAGACAAAATGCGCCGGGTCGCAGCACACGATACACCGACTGCCAATGGTCGATAGGTGGTACCTGCGTATCCCACTGGGCCATATTCATGCCATAGGGAGGATCCGTAATACAGGCATGGAACGTATGCTCCGCATACGAGGACAACAGAGTGCGGCTATCACCGTGAAGAATGGTGTGAGTCATCGTGTTAGTATACCACGCACAAACACACGCCCGTATGAATTAAAGTTGGCGATAAATGTCGGGGCATCTGGGCCGATGTAGCTCACCATCTGACCTTGCAACCCCGTGTGCTTAACCGTGACATCTGGTGTGAGAAACTTCACCCGCCGCGAAAGAAAACATATTGCCGACGAGATTCGCAATAATTGTTGACCCCAATGCGTTTCGGTGGCATTATTGGTGAGTACACACGCCGACTCCATTGTCGGCAATGACTGTTCCAGTTTGTCGATAAATGCAGTCATCAGTTTATTGGCATACGGCGGGTTAAGCCAGACGCAGCCCGACCATTCGTGAAGCAATCCGTTCTGCTCGTGAGTAAAGTAGCGGTCGGCTCGAATCCATTGATTCGCGATAGGGTTCGAGGCGGGGTCAAGATCGATTCGCCCCATTGTGCGCCGGGCCGCCTCGATAATCCATTCAGGAGTATACCACTCTTGATGGCCGGTATTGTGTTGGGTATGCACCATATTCACACTAGTGCATCAATAGGAGTAGTATTTGATGTGACTACGTTTTTCTTCTTGGACTTCTTTGCCCGTGTCGGAGCCGATTCCGTATCCCCAAACAACGTGGGTTTCCAATAATTAAATGTCAGTGCATCCGCACAGGCAATATTGTGTTCAACAATCCGCCGGTGGTCTTCCGTGTCTCCCGCAATCTCTAGCAGTCGGTACCGACACGCCTCGGCGTTGTCCGACATGAGTTCGACCCCGTAGGTCGTCTGGAGGGCTTGCGTCGGCGTGCTCCCGTGTGCAATCTTCCGGCGGAGAACTTCGACAAGGAAATTGCCATCACCGCAGGACGGATCGAGAAAGGTTTTCTCGGGATTCGACCATACCTCACGGGGAATGCGGTCGAGCAGCTCATTCACGAGCGGTGCGGGCGTAAAGACTTCGCCGGTTTGCTTGATGCGCTCGTCGGAACGTTCAATGTTATTTGGCATACTGTTCGACATACGCAATCTCATCCTTCGTGAGTTTGAAGTGCTCATAGAGCATCTCGTCGGTCCAATCAATCGAACGGTCTACAGCCGGCAGAGAGCGGACAATCGCCAACTGATTCCACCCGCTATACTTCCACATCCCCTTCACACCATTGCTGTCTTTCAGTAGGACTTGATAGAGTTTACTCGACAGCACCTTCACCAGTCGCTTACCTTCAGTCGCGTTCTTGACCTTGATGTAAAACATATGTTCGCTCACACCGCAAGCATCTGAATACACGGGAATGGGATTCCCGCTTTCTGTAAGCATGACCTTTGGTACATCATATTCTGCCGGTTTTTTGTTACTCCACCTATCTTGGACATTAGTATGACGAACAATCCACTTATGAGTGGTATCTTTAGTTTTAGACAAATGGTTGGCCTTGGTCGAATGATTTTCATTATTTTTAATGAAACTATCAAACCTCGGTCCCACCAGCAGCTTCTTCGTAATCGACAGCGAATGCTTATCGATACGTGACGGGAGGAACGGGAACTCATCATGCTCCACCGTCAGCGTCTCCGTGGGTGTGACAAACTTCGTCGTGCCCTTAGGTGCCTGCTTTCGCAGCACCCAGGCGCTAAAATCACTTCCCACGCTAAAGTGCTTCTTCACATCGAGGTTGACCCACTGCATGTCGTAGACCATCAGATCGTCATAGAGACTACCCGGTGACATCCACGAGGGCGGCGTCACGAAAGCCATATATCCACCGGGGGAGAGTCGCTTCAGCGAATCCTCAACAATCTGTTTCCAGAGTTTATTGCTGGATTTGCCAGTCCCGTCTTGATACGGCGGATTGCTGCAAGTGACATCAAAGTTCATATAGTTAACCTCTAGTATATCACAAATGAGAGTGCCCATGACACCCATCCGCGTGGCGTAGTTCCGCGCGATAAGGGTTTCAAAGACACCAACGACACGACGACGGATGTTAGCGTCGCTATGTCCATACAGCCGCAGCTTCGTGACAATGCGATTCAGGAATTGTCCACCACCAGCGGCGGGATCGAGGAACGTGGTCGTTGAGGATTTCCACACCGGCTGCGGAATCTTATTCAACAGGTCATCAATCAACAGGTCAATGTTGATATCATGTCGAAACAACATAATATAGTATCCTTGTATTTATCGACCAACCGTCAGCGTCCAATCGAGCTTCTTCCGCACATCGGGGTGGTTTAGCAGATAATGCACCGTCGTCCAATGCACCTTTACCATCGACTCGACTTCCGTCTGGAACGTCGTATTGGTTTTGAGTGCCGTTAACATATCATCGACCGTCGTTGCGAGTGTACCGTGAAAAAACACAGCGACGTGTTCATAGATAGCGTACGCCGCCTCGCGGATTTTTTGATTATCCAACTTAGCGGAGGGTGTCCGCGACGACACCGCACCCACGACTGGCACATACGTCTTACCCTTGAGCGAGACCGCTTGACGCGGTGCCGTTGCGGACTTGCAGGACGACGCCAGCAACGACTGTCGAATCTCGTCAGGGAATGACTCGATTTTCGGAAGACGCCCGAGGACGCGACCGAGACGATACGGTGCTGACTGAAGCTGTTCCAGATAACGGCTTGCGATGACGCGCACCCGCTGTCCATTCACGGCTTCCCAGAACTCAACGTTATCGAACAGCACTTTCGCTGCCGATGCGCGTGAGATGTTCGACGATGTTGCGATGTTCTCGATAGCCGCATCAATCTGCGTATCCATCTTGTCATCACGGTTTGGATCGAACGAGACGCTGATGACATAGCCGATTTTGTCGGTTCCGTTAGGAGTCAAGCAGCGAGACGCTTTCTGTAACGTTGCCGCGGCATCACCGGCATCGTACATCAGATACGTCTCCGTGATTTCGGGAACACTGAAGGACCGCTGCGCCATCTGTGCGGCGATGATGACCAGATTCCTGTTATTCCCTGCATCCTTGATTGCGTTGAGTCTTTCGCGGACCATATTTTCCGCGTCACGCCCAGTGGTTTCTTCGCCGTGGATACCGATAACGTCACAGGTCGTTCCGATCGCCCCTTTGACAATCTCCACCAACCGCTGCAAGTTTTTAATCTTCGTGGCCGCACTGACGAATACGATCGAGACGGTGGGGGTGCGACGGTTTGGAATATACCGATTTATTGCTAACTGCGGCACCCTGACACCATGAAAAAGCGCCTGAAACAACGTGGTGATGAACCCTGTCATCATATCAGGGTCGGCGGTCATCTTTGTCATTGACACCAGCTCTTCAATCTTCGTATTCGGGCAATACTTTAGAATCTTTTCCACGAATGGCCCGAAGCTCAACTGGAGATAGACCAGATTCGGATACATCTCGTCGCGGCGCCGGTCATGGGTGAAGTATTTCAGTTTGGGAATATTAGCAGGCGTAGGTTGCCGCTTATTCACCAAGAGTTCAGGATACGTGACCGAGAGGTACGTGTCAACCCCCCACGACGACACCGCGCGGTCGCCACCGGAGCCCGTCATTAGAATCACGCGGTCCTTCTTGGTGTACTTCTGGAGTACGGACGCTTGCTTTTTCTGATGCGCGCCGTAATCCGCCTCATCAACGATCCACAGACGGTTGACGCGCTGTTTTGCAAGGAAGGTAAACCGTGCTTCGCGGTATGCACCCTTACACAGCGACACACATGCCACCACCTGTTTGTCCGCCGCGAGGGCGTCCGTCACCTGTTGTTCCCATCCGTCTTCGGTCGTATCAACGAGCACCATGTTGGCAAATTGCTCGAACCGGTTGATGTCGTTAATCACCGACGTGAAGGACGTGAGCACGTAACTCGTAAACACGATGAGCGGGACATTCAGTTCTCGTGCGATCGCCATCGCGTAGATTGTTTTCCCGAATCGTGGGGCAAGTTCCGCGAGGATGACACGGTGTCCGTCGTCGAAGGCCCGCAAAGTGGCTTCTACTTGACGAATCTGCGCGAGTGAGAGAGTCACCACTTCTCGGGTCTGACCCTGACGGTCACACCACGATTGAATCTGTGCGACGAACGCATCAATGTGCTTGACTCGATGGAATTCGCTTTTCTTATCACGAATCGCGATGCGACCAGGCAGCGCGGCTTCGCGACGAATGTAGTCGTCCATCTTCGCGTTCGGATACAGTTTCCCGACACGACGGGCGATGTCCGTCACGTCGATGACCGCATGAATGACAATTTGCTTCTCGTCGAACTTGTATTTCTGGCGAGTGAGCGACGATCGGATATACGTCGCGACATCCGCTCGGGCATCGATATCGGACGCGAACTTATTGAAGTGTTCACCAAACTTGACGTCGCCTCGGGTGTACAAATCTTCCCACACGTAAACGAACATGCGCTCAACGACAATACCCGGCTCCACGACAGTAGGTGCACTCTTCCGACGACGGGCGAGTCGAGACTTGATGTTTCGTCGGGCCACAGCACGTTTGGCGACTTTTGACATACCTATATTTTACTCTAGACACCCCCTAATGTCAAGAAATATATCCCCCGTAAGTTGTTGCTTTGCCTAAAACAACGTCGCCGTCGGTCGAATCGTCCAGTTCGCACAAGAAATAATTGCCTCCAATGGAGACGCCAGGGTTTTCTCAAACTGCTCTTGCCTATCGAGAAACGGCTCCAACTTCCACTCAGGCGGCAACGTATTCGGTGCCGCAATCACATTACACCGCAGCGGATTCTGTGGCTTCAAATAGCAGAACCGAATCTTCTCGCCGTCACGAATCTTCGGATAGCGTTTATCCAAGTTCGTGTCTTTCAGGTGCCGATTATAGACCAATGACCCCTTGACTTGAATCGGGGTGCCACTGGTAAATTGCCCACTCGGGAGAATCGGATAGTCATTCATACCGTTGCACGACCGCGGCGAGGCAATCTCTTCAAATGGGCGGGTGAGATAGCCTTGTTCGGCTTCGTCCAACAAGGCATAGAACCCCTCTTGGTCGCCGCGAATGAAGTGCTCCAGCGCCTTCTTAATGACCTGCCGCGCATACTTCGGCGTGGACGACCGCACCGCTTCGATGCCGACGGTCTTGAGCTTCGGGGGGTCAAACCGCACGCCTTCGTTGTCGTGTACCCAGAGCAGATAGCGTTTCTTGGCCGTCCACACACCGTGCTCCGCAATCGCTTCGCGCTTCATCGCCAACACATTCTCTTGCGTGTTGAACGTCTCTCCGATGGTGCGAAACGCCTTGTCGATGACTCGCTGCAAATCTTTCTCGCAATATGTGTTGAGATAATCAATCGCTTCCGCTGTGGGCATATTCGCGACCACGGGGGCGAGTTTCACATAGATAGAGTCGGTGTCACTCGCCAGCACATAGTCCGTCTTGGTGCCGAACTCACTGTTGAGAAAGGCATTCACCTCGTCCGCGACATAGCGAATAATCATCTGCCCCGTCATCGTGACGGCTTCGGCCTGACGCACATCGAAGAAACGGAAGTGTTCGTTGCCGACGGCACCGTAACAACTATTCAGATTAATCTTGCGGGTGTTCTGTTGCAGACCCCACGACACCGCATCACGTTCGTGCTGGTGTCGTTCCTCGTCGGTCTTGGCCTTCGCCGCTTTCTTCTTCGCGTCCGTTTCCTTCTTCTTCGCGGACTTACGTTCCTCGTAGAGACGCCCCAAGATTTCGGGCAGGAACCCCGTCATATCCACGCGGAACGCTTGCTTGTTCGGCGTGATGCAGACCGACAGGACGCGCAGCCACGGAAACGGATCCGGCGTGGACAAATCCCGTAACGTCGTGTCGATATCCGTGCGTTCCAGATACGCAATCAGTTCGCGCAATGCCCACGCGACCATCGGCACGTCGGGCTGCTGCACATCCAGCAACCACTGACGCGGTGTGCATTCCGGTAGCGCAGGTGGTGTGTGGATCGCATCGGCCCCTGCCAAATATTCGATATCCTCCAACCGTGATTTCAACCACTCAATTGGCAAATGCCGGTCGGGGCTGATATTCCACTGTCGCATAATCGACGGATACAGCGAGTTCACGTCAAAGGACACCACCCAGTCGTGCTTACCAGTGATGGGGTCTTTCACATACGCACCGGCATACTGCGCACCCTTGTGCGTCTCGCGCTTCAACGGAATCGCAATCTGTCGGTCATACAATTCGTAATACATCATCGCATCCCACAGACGCACCTGTTTGAACGTGTCCTGAAAGTTCACCCGCGCACCATAGGCGATTTGCACACACAGGTCGAGATGATGGAGCTTGTTGTTCAGTTCACGGACGAGTTGCACGTCCATAATATTGTAGTCGATGAACTTTTGATAATTCTCTTCCGCCAGCCGTTGCAGCGACCCATACTCATCATAGGACACTTTCTTCTTGCCGAGTTCGACTTCCGCAATCGCATCGAGTCGATAGGACTCCTGCTGCGTGAGCGAGAACTTGCGATAGAGTTCCAAATAGTCCAGAATAGGAATGCCCACAATGTCTGGCAACTTCTGGTCGCGCCCCATCATCGTCACGTTGCGATGTGTGAGTTTGCGCCACGGCGACAGCACCGACGAACTGATTTTCAGTTTCTTTTCGTCACGCAATCGGTCGATGCGATTGAGAATATAGGGAATGTCGTAGGTGTGGGTGTTCCACCCCGTAATAATATCGGGATAGTCGGCCGTCCACCAGCGAATAAAGTCAATCAGGAGGGCGACTTCATCCTGACACTGCGTATAGGTCACATCGTCGCGGAGATTCGCATAGTCTCCACAGCCCCACACATAGTAGTGCCCCCACACTTCGGCGGTAATGGCCGTGATGGGCTGATACGGATTCTCTGGAGGCGCGAAGCCTTGATCCGACGCGACCTCGATATCGAGAAAGACCGTGCGCAATGACTCGAACGGCATGCCGCATTTCTGACCGACTTCTTCCGCGAAAAACTGATACATCGGGGCGATGGTGCCGTAGATGATGCGCCCCTCTTCTTTGGAGCGATCCACGAAGTGATGATACTGTGAGAGGCTGCGATGGCGTCGCTCCTTCAACACGGTGCCATCAAGCGTGCGCCAGTTCTCCGTCCCGTCATTAATACCGCACGGATAGAACGTGCGCGGCTGATAGGGGACTTTATAGAAGGAACCTTGGCGGGTGATGGGGTCGCGCAATCGCACGCCCAAGTCATCTTTCAACACCACCACGCTGGTGTACGTATCATACATTCCCGTCATGGGGATTAGTATACCTCATTCCGAGACTAAACGCGAACGTTATCGCGCTTCAGTCAACGTCAATTTTGGCGTGGCCGCACCATTCGGAATCGTGAGACCAGCGAGCGCCGCCAGATACTGCGTCTTGAGTTCGTCCTCGGGGTTCATCACGCAGAGCACATGCGCACGGTTGAGCGCCACGGTGTCTTTGTTGTCGCCCGCCCATGTAAACGGCATCAACCCAATCGCCATCGACGTTTCCCCGCTACGCAGCGGCTGAATTGTCAACGGGGACTCGACAATAATTTCGGTGGAGGACTCCTCGATCACCCGAGCGATGACTTCCTGCGAACTGACAAACTTGATAATCTTCACTGTGCCCATACTCTACTCCTCATTCGAATTGCGTTTTAATCATTCCCGTCGAAAATAAATACCATTCGGCCTTGCGCCGGCGCGTCAGTCCTCTCGACTCGACCAAGACGCCGTGACTATTTCTTACTTTATTCCACGCCACAAAGTTGCTTTCATTGATGAGGGCAATATTCCCCGTGCGAAGTTTTCGACCAACGGTCGAACTTGCAAACCCACCCGCACCGATATTATATGCGAAACAGACGCAGGCGTCAAATTGAAATTGTGTGAGGGGTTTTGCCGAGGCGGCGGTGACGGCCGCCTCGAACTGTCTCAAGTCCGTATGCACCCATTCTTTCGCTTGCGCTTCGGTGCACGTCATACCCTTCGTCACGGGTTGATTATTGACACGAGTGGTGCCGTAGCCAATCGTCCAGACCCCCACGACATCTGGATAGGCCGCGGCTCGAAATCCTTCAAACTCACAGATTAACTGGATGCCCACAGCACTCGTTGTCATCACCACTCCGTTACTTTCGTGTTTTGCCTATTTCATACTTCGCACGAAGATTCCAGTTGCCTTTATCCTTGAACGGAATAATCTTCAAGGTATCAATCGGCGCCGGATGCGGGCTCTGAATGCGATCCTGATGCACGACGACAATCAAGCCCCATTGCTGGAGGAGCATCGCAATCGCGTTGCGCCGTGCCAGATCGTCCTCGGTAATGACGGTGCGCGATGCTTTGCCGTCCAACAGGAACATTTCCTTGAAATGCACCAAGTAGTAGCGTTGCCGCTTGTATAAGATATGACATGACTGCCATAATGTTTTCCCCGGCTCATTCGGGTCTTTGCTATAAGCCGGCGCCCCGATGCGGGTCAGCGTCTCCTTGACTTTGAGAAAGTTATCCGCCGGTTCTTTGCCGGACGCCCCTTCCACATCAGGAAACCGAATCTCCACAAAGGACGCCTCGTAATCGTAAACAGCCATACGAGATCTCCATCATCGATATTAACGAAACCGTGATGGAGAAGCCCCGTCTTCTAAGACCTTCCGCATCACCGTAACTTCCTCTTTAGTATGTAGGTTTGCGGAAAGTTTGGCTTCGCGTTGACTCATTCCATAATACTTCGCAATAACCGCACTATCGGGGTCTTCAAGGGACTTCGGCCACTTCTCAAATCGCCGACGAGGACGCAGCGTATGAATATAGAACGCCGCTTGGTCGGCTTTGTCCAGATGGGGTCGCTGATTCATCATCGACGCCGCCAGCACGGCATCCTCGGAGAGCGAGAACGCACGGTTGACCATAAAGGGTTCGTAGGGCAGATTCTGTTCCACCAAATCCTGATAGGTCAGCGGCCGCGTGGCGGAGAGGGCGTTAATCGTGTTGAAGATGGTCGGCTTCTTCTCCGTGGGGTCTATCGGTTTTCCTGTTGTGGCGATCATCGGTTTTCGTGTCGAGGCCATCGTCGCTCCTACCGATACTGCCCATTGTGCATGAGTTCCAGACAGAACGCCGCCAGATGGACGTGCGGGTCTACCGCGTTCATATGTTTATACTGATAGTCCGCCGTCAGCACAACCAGCGACGGAATATGACTATCCTCGGCATTCTCATGGAGCCAGTCAAATACCGACCGATAAAACTTCGGGGGGTCGATGTCCGCATACTGACCAATCCAGACTCGTGCCTCTTTATAGTTGCGAGTCTTGAGAGCTTTCCAGAGCGGATCGAACTGCACATCCGCTTGCTGCCCCAACACGGCAGGCGTGAGTTCCCCATTCACACACGCCCGCTGAATCTCATTAATCATGCGCCGCAGATCCGGCCACCACCGCTTGATGACTTGTATCAGCACATCTTCCGAGGCGGTCACCTGTTCCTTGACCAACATGTCCTGAAGTCGAGCCAACGTCTGGACCATCAGGTGCTTCTTCTCCGCAGGTGGAATGCCGAACGAGATGCCGGTGCAGCGTGAGTGGAGCGCGGGAATAATGCGGTTGCTGTAGTTACAGGTGAGAATGAATGAGCAGTTGACCGCGTAAGCCTCCATTACCCCACGTAGTCCTGCTTGTGCTTCTGGTGTAAGATAATCCGCTTCATCGATAATAATACAACGGCGTTTACCATCGAAAGTCATGGCCGCGGCAAAATCTATGATCTTGGTTCGCAACACATCAATTCCGCGTTCTTCCGATCCGTTGATTATTAACGGAATGATATCAAGCTCACGACATAGCGCGAGGGCCAATGTGGTTTTTCCTGTGCCGGGTGAGCCCATAAGTAACATATGCGGTAAATCGCCCTGAGCGACAAATGATTTTGCCGTATTTTTGATATCATTTGGTAAAACGCACTCATCAATTCTGCTAGGTCTGTATTTTTCTACCCAGATAAATTCTTCAATCATAATAATGCTCCATATTTGTTTTGAAAATCATTGGAATAATAAATAGTCAATGGGAGAGTATAACATGGCTCAGCAAAAAGGAAAACCAGCACCCAATTCACAAGATTTAACCGGTAAAATATTCGGTAAATTAACGGTTATTTCAAAGGGAAACATGAAATATTTTCCGTCTGGTTCTGCCGCCAGACAATGGGTATGTCAATGCCAATGCGGCAAAATCACAGAAGTATTGGCGAACAATCTTCGTCGTAAAAACACCAAAAGTTGTGGTTGTGCTAGTAATGAACGTAGACGCCAAAAAGGAAAACTCTCTCATAATTGGTCCGGTGGTCGATGGATTAACCGCGATGGATATGTAATGGTATACATCACAGAAACGAATACACAATTTGTTCGCTCATCCTCCCGTACATACGAACTAGAACATGTATTAGTTATGTCCAAATTTTTGAATAGAAAGCTCACCCCGCATGAAACCGTTCACCATATAAATGGTGTGCGAAATGATAACCGTATAGAAAATTTAGAGCTGTGGTCATCGTCCCATCCTCCCGGTCAGCGAATAAAAGATAAAATAAAATGGGCTAAAGAAATTTTATCTTTGTATGACACTATACCTAAACTGTTAGTCACATAAAGTGAGGGCGTTGGAAGAAGCCCCCCTCGCGGATTATACCTTCCAACTTCGACATCTCGTTCAATAGACCGTCGTCCTCCCGAATGCCGAACGTTCCGCTTTCCCACAGCCGTCGCCGTAGGCGTGTTAGGTGCGCGTCTTCACGACATGACCAGACGTGAGATAGGTGACCTTCTTGGTCGGGTCGTTGAGCTTGAAGAACATGCCGAACAACGTGTTGCTATTGGTGTTATTCCCGATTTCACCGACTTCGACCGTATAGTCGCCGGGAATGAGTTCGAGGGCATCGAACTTCACCGCCCACGTATTGTCCACCGCTTCCTGCACGTTGGTGTTGGGCATGTTATACGCCGCCGACCCCGAGGCGTCGCCACCCTTATCCTTCTCGTTGACGAGCTTCAGCACCAGTTCCCCGTCCGTGTTGACGATGATGTGCAACGACGTCGTCTGAAGCACGGCGGCCGTCCGCTTGATCTTCGTCCACAGGGCCGACGGCAGATCGAACGTCGCAATCGGTTTCTTCAGATGGAACTGCACGCCAGGCGGCGCCGCGACCACATCCGCATGGGCATACGGAATCGTGACCTTGCCGTAGTCATGCTCCACGACCAGCGATGACGAGCCAAACGCAATGGTCGGCAGCTTATCGCTCTTGCAGGTGTCGATAATGCCGAGCAGACGGTTCAGTTCATACAACGCACACTCCTGCGGCAGTGGCTCATTGAGTTCCACATCCGCGATAAAGTTGCGGGTGTCGTTACACGCCCGCTGGGCGCTGCCCGCCTTGAACACGACCTGATTGTTGATACTCGCAAAGTTCTTGAGAATTTCTACTGTTGAATCATTCAATACATACGAAGCCATACTTATCCTCACTTAGTTGTTAGTAGTGCACCAGCCGTGTGTGGAGTATACCACGCATCGACCGCTGCATACAAGTCATCATAACTGCCACTATTCACAATTACTGGGTCGTCGGCTACCGTGGCATCCTGTAGCCAATCCCATTCCGAGAGATGGAGATGCGTCCGATCATCGTGAATGATGTCTCGCACGCGAAATCGTGCGCGGGCGGCGTTCCATAACTCTGCGTGAAGAGCACTCGGAAACTCGGATTTGCGCACCAATAAAAATTGAGCACCTTCAGCACGGAGCGCGTTCCGTTCATTGACGAACCGCACATCGTCAATCACGACATTCGCGTCGAGGCCGAGATTGCGAATTTTGGCAATGACATTATCGCACCAGATGGTTGGGAGGACATGCTGGCGAAAAATGTCCGTGCCGAGAAACTGAAGCGCATACCGCGGCGAGAAGGGTTTCATCATCCGCTGCGACCAGAACGCGTCGGGTTGTTCTCGCCAGAGTCTATCTTGGGGCGTCGCGCCTTCCAGTCGTTGTCGATCCCATCCAAATGCGGCACCGGCGATATCCTTCACCGCCGAGGCGAAACTCAACCGCACAAATCCATGCTCACGCACCAAATACTCAGCGATGGTAGACTTGCCAGTGCCGGCAAATCCACTCAATCCAATAATCATACTCTACTCCTATGCGTTACTGCTGTACGAGTCTGAGTTTTTCTTCAATAGAGCTGTCAGGATTTTCTGCGAGCCAGGCGTCGCGATTATTCTTATAGTGCTGCTGAAGCACATCGGCCGCCACCCCGATCTTCTCCGCCGCAATCGTCAGGAGTTCCTTGCGCTTTGACGCGGAGAGGGAACTGAACTGCTTGACCGTCGCGGGTCCAGATGCCGGCGCAGGCGGGGCGTTCGCTGCGGGGTTGCCGCCCGTACCATCCATACGCACGACGGACGGCACCGGATCGTTGCGATGAATGCGCTCGTTAGACACGGTCGCCATCGCGGGAATACTGCCACTGTAGATGTAGGTGCCGTGATGCTTGATGACCATCCACGGCGCCAACCACACACCGAGACCCGCTTCACGCGCCTTCTGGCAGAACCAATAGTCCTCACTCAGATAGCGTCCGTGGACGGGTTCGATCTCGGCTTGAAAATACTGATAAATCTTACGGGTGCCATCGAACGCGGCCGAACGGTTATGGTCGGGGTTATACCAATACTGTGGATACGCGTCGGCGAACTTCGTAAAGACGCTCCGTTCGATCATCATGAAGCCCGTACCGAGTTCCAGCACCTCAACGGGTTCGTCCAACTTGATTTCGGTCGTGCCGGGAGCCGCATTGAACACGAAGTCGCCCGCAAAATCGGCCAACTTCCCACGGTCGTCATTGGGCACCAGCCCATACTTCACCGCGTCGTAGATGTTCTCCCATGCGAGGCACTTCTTCGGATACGGACCCCCCGCAATCGGCTTGTCCATCGCCAGCAAGGCAATGACATCCATCGGATTGAAGTCAATATCCGAGTCAATAAACATCATGTGCGTATGGGCACTACGCAAAAACTCATCGACCATATAGTTACGGGCCCGCGTAATCAGTGACTCGTTGAAGATAAACGAGAACTGCACCTGAACGCCGTACGCCTGGCACACGCGGGAGAGGTCAAGAATACTTTTGGTATAGGAGCCGAAACACTGACCGCCATACATCGGGGTCGCAACGAATAGGGACTTCTTCTGTAACTCACTGACCGGCACTTCAAGATTCATAATCACTCCACGGGAAAAATAATAAAGTCAAACACTAATAGTATATAGTATTCACCGACGAACGTAAACGGTTATTTTTTGGGCACCGTCAACCACAACATACTGTCTACGAATCCGTGCGCGTCATATAATGGCTGCACCACCCACGTATACCAAGTGTTGCGCTGTGCGGCGTCATGCACAACCACCATCGCGTTCGGTGACAGTTTATGCCGAATCATCGCCAACACGGCCCCACGCGCCACACCATCGACGAGGACACAATGCACCTTCGACCAATCGATATCGATGCCGGTAGCATTGATGTAGTCCTCCAGCCCGTGCGGAAGTTCCTCGGTGGGTGTGCCGTAACGACGAAATTCGTGCTCTTCGATGATGTGCACATCCTCACCCAGTTGAAACCCCATCTTGCGTCCGCCCGCCGCGGGCTTCCAAAAGAGAAATACTTCACCCCCACGCTGCATATCCCCGAGCACCATGCGTATACGCTGAAACCCCTCTTTTTGATGTTCGATGCTGTACAGCTTTTGCGAGGCTCGCATATGAGCGGCAAAGAGACAGGTGGATCCCCCACACCCATATTCCACAAACACCGCATCATCGGGGGCAGCTGCAATCATCTGCTTGAGGGCCTCCTGTTCGTTGGGGGTCATCAAAATGACCACATCATGCATAATACTGTGATTGATTTTGGCGGGGGGCACCGCCACGATTTTTGAATAATCTCTATCCACGGGACAACCTCATTCTAATGACGAGAATTTATTTGTAGGCTTTATAGTGTGCGAGGCGACCAAAAAATCCCCGTTGTTCTGACATGCTATGGAACACAAACTTGTGTCCCTTGAACTTGCTATACATTTTGCCGATATTTTGAGGACTGAGCGAGAACGTGCCGATGGGTTTCAACTTGTTGGGGTTGCCCATGAAAATCAAATACGCGGTCGTGGTGTTCCACGGCTTATAGATGACGGCATCCTGATGATACTTCGCGCCCGCCTTTTTGAGAAATCCGCGCAGGTTGCCGCTGTCGTCCCCATCGCTGCCGATGACGAGAAAGGATTCTTCCACGACCTGTCGCTCTTCGGGTGTGCCTTCGTTTTCCGGCCACGACCCTACGACGCGCAGGTAGCCAAACCCGGCCTGACGAATCTCGGTTTGGAGTTGCCGATTCAATGCGCGATTCTGCGCGAGCGGGGTCGCACTCCCGCCGCGAAAGGCGGTGATAAATCCCATATTACGCGTCTGAATGTGCGTCAGAATACGAGAGAGTCCGGCTTCGTCCAGTTGTTGCCAGTCCGCGTGTTCGTCAAGATGGGCCGTAAATGATTGAATTGGCATAGGGCTCCTGTATTATTTATATGCGCACGCCGTTAGAGAAAAAATGACGCCACGAGTGCGACTTGCGCACCCGCAGCCCCGCCCAGCACATAACAGATTTGCTCAGTCCGTGTCTCGGCCTTGATGACTTCTTTGATCGTTGTAAATCCAATAGTCGCGATGAGCACGTCGGTGATAAACACCATCACATAATCTAAATGGGCGACCGCGCGAATATTCAGTGTCACAATAAAATACATGCAAAACTGCAAGACAAACAGTTTGGCGGAACGAGCGTATATCGAGTTCATCATCGTCATGCGGTGGTCGGTGGGGCAAAATGGAAATAGGTGCTGAGAATATATTTGGAATGGGTGGTCGGCATGAGCCCTTCATGCGGAAACATCCACATAGGGGGAAAGATGAGGAGGGTGCCTTGCGTGGCGTCAATGCGCCAGCCTTCACTATCCCGTGCACCATAGAACCGCGTGCCGGCTTCGTTATCGTTGAGGTAAAACAAAAACGCCAGATAGCGGGTGCAGCTTCGATAATTGGCCGCATCCGCGTGAAGAGGAAATCGATGTCGGTTAGGTTCGTACCGTTTGATGCGACAGGTTTCGACAAGCCGCTGTATGGGCATCATCTTATGGGGGTCATAGTAATGCGCATAGTCGGCCGACGCGCGTTTGACCACATCCATAATAGTCGCCGTTTCCTGCGTCCACTCCGCCGGTGGAGTCATCTCCAATTGGTCGAACATCGAGTGGGTGTGGTCTTTCTGTGCCGCCGTATCAAAACGCCGAATCAAATGTTCGCAGAAGGGTTTGGAAAGAATCCCGTCGTAGGTTTGAAACATGCGTCTAGTATAGCACAAATAAAAAACCGCCGCAGGAATTCGCGATTCCTGCGGCGGCCGACCGTTCCTAATATCACACCAGACCTTCTACGGTCAAGTTTCCTCTGGTGAGGTCTGTGATTATAATCACCACGGCTTGGCGTTCGATACGCCTCCGCCGATTCTTGGAGACTGCAAGAACCGTTCGTGGCCCCCGGAGAGTCTACTCCGACGTTTCAACGATTCGCATATCGGCGTAACACCGATATGCCGCACTGGGCCTAAATCCTGTTTATACTCGCCCAGTCGAGTTCTCGGCTGTCAGGGGTTCCCGAAGGCTTACCCGACGATTCTCGTCCCTTTACGGTGCCGAGTATGCGTGGAATAGGGGTGCTAATCTACGCATGAAATACCCGTCTCTGCCCTATTTATTCACGCTTACGGGTGGAAGGTGAGCTTCCCGCTAGGCAGTTCACGACCAATCATTATGTACCTCATCGTATGTCAGATTGGCCAGCCATTACGAATGAGTACGGGGGAGGCCGAGGCCTCCCCCGTCGTGGGATTACGCGAAGATCGACGCGCCCTGCGACGCGAACGCCGCAGCGACCATCTCACGGCTCGGCGTGCCGAGACGGTAGACCGGCGTGGACATGCCGTTGATGGTCTTGGTGTTCTTATAGATGGCATAGCCATCCTGACGAAGCTCCGTGATGAGGAATCGCGCCCGTGAATCGCTCACGTTGAGACGCGATGCGATCTGGTTCGTGGTGAAATCATAGCCGCTGTTGAACGCGGTAACGAGACGATCCTTCTGAGACTTACGAGTAGCCATAGTATTCATTCTATCCTTTCGCCTTGGTTGTGAGTTGCTGCGTCGGGCGACAACGACGCATCAACGACTGACAGGAATAAGTATAGCACATCCTGTCGGAAAGTCAACTATCTATTTGCAGGCAGCTGTGCCCACAACAAACGGTTGCGATAATAGGTAAGTGCGCAGTCTAGGCATTTGCCCGCCGACGATACCTGCGGACGATCCTTGTGTGCGCACGTCGTAGCATTTGGCACCAAAGACAGCGGATTAGATGCCGTTGCCATAATCGGAGTGCGACTTGGTGTATGGCCAGATGATACAGGCGCGACGGTGGACGACATTGCCGACGACCCGCGTGAGGACATAGGCAACCCTGAACGCATGCCTTTGCGGTCGCGGGACCGCAACCACTGATGCTGCCGTGGGGTGACCACCTGAAAGACAGGAGCCGTTTTATGTTCCCATGTCATGTATCCCTTGACGGGCTGTTCGGTCGAACAGGTCGCACAAACTCGTGTGGCCGGAAGGGCGACCAATCGAGGGGCGGCAATGGGTTCGTGACATGTCGTACACCGTCGCATGGGAGATAGTATACGATACGCCGCGCGGTTTGACAACCCTAAATATGAAGTGCCGAGGTTTCCTATATACTAATATAGTAATCGCCGGCACATCGGCACCCTCCGTGCGCGGGTGGCGTACGAACCAGTAACTGCACTAATGCACGTTATTTTTAGGAGAAAAAAGAAATGGCTAATTTCGTATTCAATCAGGGTAAGTTCCTCTTAGCAAACGGCAGCCTCAACCTGCTCACCGATAACGTTGCATTGTTACTGGTGACCCCGGGTTACGAGGCATCGAACACGATCGCCAACCTCGCGGATGCCAACACGGTCCACGAGATTGCGTCGTTCGAATTGACGACTGGCACAGTGTCCAACTATGCCCGCGTCGCGCTCGCATCGAAGACGGTCTCGGAGACCGACGACGCCGGCACCTCGAACGGTTTCGCGTTCTTCACCGCGGCCAACGTGACGTTCTCGACACTCGGCACGGGCAACACGGTCGGTGGTTGCGTGTTGTTCAAGCAGGGTGCAGATAACAACGCGTCGCCGGTCATTGCGTTCTACGACGTCGTGGACACCCCGACCAACGGTGGTGACATCACGATTCAGTGGGCGTCGGATGCCAACGGTGGCGTCCTCAAGCTCGCGTAGTTCGTTCCTTCCTACCTGTAAGACCCACGCGCCGCCAGGTTCTCTGGCGGCGCGTTTTTTCTTTTCCTAAATATTGGTATGGCAGCATCCTATCCGACCA